TGAAACTTCCATGCCTTTAGTTTTTTACTTAAAAACGTTATCCAATTTTTTATCATATATATCCTGTATTATTTTATCGGCCATTGCTTGATGACCTTCCTCTAACGGATGGTCCATTGGACCATATGGCTTCTTCAATACTAATTTTGTTAGTTCGTAAAAGCCGTTATCTTGTAACTCAGGTATTTCTTTTAAGAAATCTTCCTTTGTCATATTGTATTGTTGTTCCCAGACTACGTTTGCACCTTCTCTTCTTTTTTCATTCAAAGAATCTAAGGCACAATCTATTTGTCCTTTACTCATGAAGTAGTATAGATGTGGTATATTCATGCTATTTAATAATCTTCTAAGATAAATCATCTGCATACACATTTCATGTAGATTCCACTTGATAGTTCTACAATCTTTCATGTAGTGTCTCCAACCTTCATATTGATTTCTAGTCATATCAGGGTGGCAGTAAATATCGCTTCTTTTAATCTCTAGTTTTCTTCTATCAAAAGCAAAACGAATATGTCCTACTTGTCTCCATACTCCTAAATTATTTAAGTACTCCTGCCTATTCGGTCCAGACCACAATATAATAGCTAACTTAGGTTTCTTTGGCATCATCAACATATCTGTACTGGTAACTCTTAGTATTCTATCATTACCACCACCAATTTTTGATGACCTTCCCCATGTCTGGTCAAAGTGTTCTGCAACTAAATGTGTATAACATCCTCGGAATCTATCTTTCAATTCCATTCCTTGTGTAAAACTGTCTCCATTATAATATATGTCAGGCGCAGAACTATTATAGCGTTTGCACTCTCCTGGATTATCTACATAATTTAAATCTAATACTGATTCACTCAAAATACTTTTACTCCATAACTCTTTTCAAACTCTTTGGCATCTTCCCAAGTATTTACCATGGGTTGCCCTTTAATATTTAAACTCGTATTCAATAACATAGGTACTTTAGTAGCCTCGTAGTACGCCTCTAGTATAGGTCGTAGTATTGACTTAGAGTCTTTTCTAACCACTTGTACTCTTGCAGTTCCGTCGATGTGTGAGACACTACTGTAGTCGTGTTTTGCCTTTGAAACATACTGCATATACTCGTTAGCATACCCTTCAAAATATTCATCTACAAACTCCTCAAGTATCGCGGGGGCAAAAGGCCTGAACTTCTGTCTGCGTTTGATATCATTGACTGTGTCTTTAATATCGTAACGGACATCGCCAAGCAGACTACGATTACCAAGCGCCCGAGGGCCAAACTCTGCTTTTCCATTTGCTACTCCTACTACTTTATTATTAATTATTTCTTCTACTACTTTTATGGGGTTTACCTCTCTATCTATATCGTACCCTAAGTAGCAATCCTCAAACTTTATTCTTTGTTCTGTGTGTGCCAGTATACAGCCTAATGAACTCCCTGCGTCTCCAGGGCTTGGGAATATCCACATATCATCAAACATTGCACGAATCTTACTATTTGCTACACAATTAAGTGCAACTCCACCAGCATATGCAACTTTTGGCCCATACTTACGAGCCTTTGCAAATATTTCCATGAGTTCATTTTCTAAGTGTGCTTGTGCTGACGCCGCTATATCTTCAGGTGTTTCCCAAAACCATTTACGCATAGGAATACCTTTGTGATGGTTGTTGTTAATAAAGTCTAGCATATCAATAGTTACATCTCCATATGCTGCCATGCCCATTGTAATATACTCATCTTCGTTGGGTTTTAATCCTATTCGTTTCGTAATAGCACTATAAAATAATCCTAGTGACCATGGGTACTGACGACTCCATACTTTTTCTCCATCTACCCAAATACTTGCAGTGTCAAACTCTCCTATTGCATCTATGACAACTGTGCTGTCAGGTACGAAAGGAGCAGTAAAATAAGCACTGGCGTAGTGACTTTTATGGTGAAGTATATCTCTGACATCGTACGCTCTGCCATTCTCTGTCGCTGCCAGTCCGTACATGTCTCGTCTGCAATTCTTGATTTCAGTATGTTCGTAAAATATTGTTTTATCATATGCGTACTCATTATATGCGTGTTCTTTTACCCACTGCGGCACCCACGCATCATTCTTTTTGCGTGTCATTCTCTCTATGTGACTTGCGAATAATATTCGTTGGTCTCTTACAACTGCAATAGCTGCATCGTGAAAGCCCTCACTAATCCCTAAATATGTCATTCTTTTTGGGAAAACTTTGTAGAATCTTTGATTCCATACTAAAGCATTCCGTATGCCCTCCAAAATGGTGCTGTGTTTTATGTCTATCATCCTGATACATCTTGTGTAGTTTCTGTTCCCATCTCCAGCAATCGTATATCGTCCCCTGCCAAAGTCTCTGTATTCTGATGTCGTAGTTTGTAAACCCACGCCCTCTTTTTACTGCGTCTTTGAATGTTCGCCCTTTTGCGATGCCGACCTTTATTGTTTCTCGTTCCCATGTTTGCATGTTTACCAGTACTATTCCGTATAGTATGCCGTCTTTTTCTTTTTCCCATGGATGGTTATTGAAAAAGGTTTGATTATATACTCCGCCACTCATTTCCACTCCCACCCTTCTTCGATTGAAGACTGACAGCCTTGGATAAAATCTCTATCTTCTTCTGAGAGAACTGACCAAAATTTACTGATAGTTAGTGTATACTCCATGCACCCGTTGGGGTCTACGATATGAACATTGTTATTCATCATGAATTCTAGTACATCTAGTTTTTTCTGTATCTTCTCTCTTAGTATCATATCTTATACTTATACTTAGGATTAATATAGTTATCAAACATTTTTTGATTATCAACTCCTAAACCAAAGTAATCTTGTACTTTATTAGTATAGATATCTTCGTAGTATGTCACTTCCAGTCCTAGATGATGAGCAATAAGTTTTAGCATATCACTACTTTGTTCTTCTTTCATTTTTAGTTGCTTCCATGTTTCAGTATCGGGTATTATGGAAGGAGTATATGTATATGCTCCTCTCCACTTTCCAAAGTACTGTGCATGTAATGCACTACTAACTCTTGCATCTATATCTCGTCTATCAAGTACGATTACTTTATCAAACTTTTGTGCAAATCTATACCAAAATACAACCTCACTAGCATTGTCTAACCAGTCCAATCCTTCACAATTATATTTAGGTTGTGGTTGATTCCAGTAGAATCCTAAGTACTGCTGTACATTTACTATGGATTTAACTACCATGTTGTCAGGCATGTTTTGATAAGTAAAATTATTGTATGCTTCACTACGATACTCAGGTCTTAACTTAAGTCCTCTGTTCCATGGCTCAGGAACAACATCATAATCTAGTCCTTCTCCGAGTCCTAACATAATATTTGTACTTCCTGTCCTGCCATTAGCAAGAATTAGTATTCTCATACTCTTCTCACTATTCTAGGTATGATTTCTCCACTACGAATAACTTCTACTCCACATCCAATCTCAAGGTCTAGTGCCTCGATATATCCAATGTTATGTAGAGTTGCTCTACTTACTGTCGCTTCTCCAATGATACAAGGCTCTAGAATCGCAACTGGCGAAACAGCACCTGACTTCCCGACATTCCATTCAACGTCCAAGAGCCGAGTAACTACTCCAGCCTGTCTTGTTTTTAAAGCGAAACTACCTCTAGGGTGGTGTGCTGTGTAGCCTAATTTTTCAAAATATATATTAGAGTCGACTCGTACAACTTTACCGTCCTGAGGGAATTCACGATAATCACTTTGTGTGACAGTGTTAAATCCCATTTCTTTTACCATGCCCATATCGGCAGTCCACTCAGCACAAATTGCTGGTTGAATACCATAAGCTATAAATGTTAGGTTACGGGATTTAAATTCTTCTAAGTCTTTTAGATTCAAAGCACCACTTGCATAGTTTCTAGCATTTGGTATTGTTTTAGGAGCAACGATTTCTCCAGTAATCTGTTTGACACCTTTGCTCCATATTTCATTTGGCACTAAAGACTTTATTTTATCAGTAATATCTAGCCCTGCTTTACCATCTCCACGAGTTAACGCCTGTGTTAGTACGCCTTCTATATAAGTTATAGACACAGCTGCACCATCCATCTTGGCAGTCATTATGTGTGGTTGATTGATATCCCAATTAGGTTCTTCATCTTCGCCTACAAAGACTTTCTGAAGTGAATACATTGGGAAGGGGTGTTTAAATCTTTCCTCTGTGACATCATACCCAACTTTATTTTCAAGTTCGGTATTTTCCACGAGTCTATCGTATACTTCGTCAGGCAATATTGGATTGCCTTCTGCATACTTTTGATTACACAATTCTAGGTATTCTGTCTTGTTCATATGAATATTATACAGAATTTTTAAGGATTTGTCAAGGACTATTTTTTGGTGCTATAGGTATATCTCGTCTAACACTTCTTTGAAATGAGTTTCTAGTACTCCTTTGACTTCTGATATAGAAAGTATCTCTACTAATGCCTCAAACAGTCCACGACTATTATTAAAATCTAAAGGCATGGCTATGCCGTCCTTAGTAGGTTTCCATTCTTCGTCAAAGTCTTGATAATATTTTCTAATATGTAAATACTCTGTTCCACGAAAGGTATTTATCATAACGAATACTTTTTCATGTTTAGCTTCGTTATAACTTATTTCCTTTTCATAAACAGCAGGTGCTTCATGTAATTCTATCATTTTTCAATATCCTTGCTAAAGGAAGAATAGAAGTTACACTCTCAGGAGATAATAGTCTATAGGAGTCAGTATCCCAGCAAAACAATAGAACTTGTCTATCGCTTGGCTTTGCTCTGTTCCTTTTTTCCTGTATATATTTATTATCAAAATCTCTAGTGCAGACATTATATTTCATTCTGCGACTATTTTTGCTACGATAGGTGACTACAGCGTCACCAGCATCGTCAATTTTTTTAACAAAATCGTCTTTTTTCATGCGTTCCTTGTTGGTAGGTTAATATCTATTACCGTCCAATCATGGTATCGCTTTGTAAGGTGATTCTTTTAGATGCAAAAAAGTGCGGGCAGTCCGAAGACTACCCACATTCCAGGGGTATTAATCGTTAAGTTTGTTGATTAAGTTTGTGAAGTATACAGCTGCTTTACCTGTAAGTTTACTTACAATAGCACTGTCTGCTTCTTCGCCTGCATCACTAATAGCTTTAATCAAACCATCTTGTGCAGCTGCGACATTTACTCTGCCACCGCCACCACCTGATGAGGATTTGACTGCTGGTGTTTTCTTAACATAAACACCTGCTTTTGTTAGAATCATTCTGACTCCATTTGGGCTCTCGCCTAATTCTTCAGCAATATTCTTAACAATCTCCATGCTATTTTCTGGAGTTGGTTCTTCAGCAGTATACATTTCAACTGCTTGTTCTTTACTTTCGTCTGTCCACGCCATAGTTCTTTTCCTTTTTAATTTATAGTTTTGTTTGTATTCGGCAAGAGTGTAAGTACTGCGATAACCAGGACACCAACCTGTGGTCTCTAGCATTTGTGTGTAATACCTGTCGCTCATTGCTTATTTCCTTAATATAAATATATTATACAAGAATTTTAAGCATGAGTCAAGAACTATTTTTTAGTAGCTAAAACCAAAGTGATTAAGCTCATCTGAGTACAGATGGAATACTACCTGTATACTCTTTAATGTATACCAGTTTTTATAGTCCGTTATTGAAGATAGACCTTCCATAATTGATGTATCTTTTGGATGTAGGTTCAATAATTGTAATTCATTTTTCCAATCTTTGAAATCAATAAAGTGGTCGCAGTCTTTATAAAGTTTCTTTTGGCAAAGTAAATTACCTTCTAGCAACCAATTATCAAATCCTATGAAGTCAAGACTGTGTATATAATTCCACACAGCTCTTTCATATGTATCTCTAACTACAGCAATCTTTTCATCGCCATACTCCAGTATAAGGGATTGGCTCATTTGTTTACTAAGGTACGTAAAGCTTGTAGCTTTTCATCAGCACTTGCAAGTTGCTCTATCCATTTATCAAACTCAGGCAATAAATCAGAGTGTTCTCCAATACCTACTGAGTTTTTAAAATATGTTTGTAGTACTGCTTGTGCTTCTTTAATCTGTGCTATATACTTTGCTTCTAGTGCATCGTAGTAAGGGTTTCCTATATACGCCATTAATCTTCTCCTAATAATCCTTTCATAAAACTAATTTTAAATCTTCTTTTTCCTTGTTCTGACAACATTGGTACTACCATCAACGGTACTAATGCAAAAGATAAACCAAGTAATACTACCCAACATAATGTTTTATATTGAGAGATTAAATTATCTTTTGGTATCATAGCCATAAGGGGTACAAATATTGTCCACAGTTGTATTAGCCATGCAGAAACCCACACAGCTGCTATATATTCCATATATTTCCTTTTTACATATACTCTTGTAAATGTCTTAGACTGCCCATCTCGTATGAAGCTAAACAATATTGTTTGCCTGCATGACTTAGATATGGAAAGTACGTATCTTTTAAATCTTCTTGTGTACACTCTATTGTATTTACTAAATACACTCTGTACCCTCTTTCATCTGCCAATTCAGGCTTAAGCTCTTTTTGTACTATCGCTGGATAGTTTTGTCTAATTGCCCAAATCTTTTCTTCAGGCTTAAACTCTTCTGATACGCATTGCTCTGGAAGCATTGCGTTTCTTCTTCCTTCATAGTCTGTCATTGAGAGCTTCTGAGGTACTCCAATTCTATCAATGATACCTTTTACGAAAGCAGGAGAACGATACAACCCTTTGGCTATATCTGATACTGTAGCTCCTTCTAAGTACATCGCTACTGCGGATGAAATCTCTTGTGGTGTTGCTGCTTTACCTTTGTTCTGTGCTTTTCGTTTTGCACGAAACTCCATAGTCTCGTTAAATTCTGTTATAATATTACTCAATCTTGTTGTGTTGTAAGCAATATTTAATATGCCACAAGCTTCCTTCTTGGTAATAGGTTTACTACCATCCGTTGGATTTAATAACTCAATTACCTTGGTTATATTCGCTTGTGTAATCTGTTCGTGTTTTTTTATTCTCATCTATTTTTGACCCCATCAAAATTATTGCATAATGCAGAATCTTTAATAAGTCCTGCTCGTTTCTTCCTTCTTTCTTTCCATAGCGTTGGGCGTACTTTATAATGTTGCCTAGGCAAAAGCCTTCGCCATGACCAGCGTCGAAGATGAACTCCGTTGACTGGATTTTATTCATACTGTAGTGTTGGTCGTATGTTCCCAATATATGATTACGTAGTTTGTTTAGGACTACATCTTCACTAAATTTATATTTATCTTCTTTATAATTACTCATTAATCCTCCAAATTAGTTGGGTCCATTTGTATTTTTGCTGGTGCTTCATACCATTGTATACTGGCATTTTCTGCCCACTCTATATACTTCTCCTCTATCTCTAGTATTGCCATAAAAGTTTCATATCTTCTATGTGTTTTTGTCTGCATAGTATCTGTAAACATAGGTTGAAACAAATGAACCTGTTTATCAGACTCATATGTAGTAGTACTAATAGATAAGCTAGGTAAATCTAGTCCCCAGTAGTAAGAGTTCCACTTTTGTTTCTTACTCCACAACCACCAAATACTTTCATCACACATATTGTTATCTAGTAAAGAATATAACGCCCATGATTTGAAAGCATCTGTTTGTAGTGCCTTTGGACAAAAACTAAATATAAAAGATATATTCCAAACTTTTTCTTTTTCTATTAAAGTTTCTATATCCATATCTAGTTCTTCTTCTATGTCCCAAGTATATGTATGGGGTCTAAGAGTGTCTTCTCTACCTCTCTTGTGCATAAATGTATGAGATACATTTGGAGTTTCTTTTCTACCAAAAGCCCACACAAAAGAGAAGGGATTATTACCAAGCAGTCTCTTTACTTCCAGCAAAGAACTCTTTAAACTATCTACTTTTCCTAAGAAAAATAAATCTGCATCTACAAAAGTACAAGACTTATAATCTTTTATAAGTGTATGACAAGTAATAACTTGTTTATAACAAGCAGCCTCGCCATTGACACGAACTATATCATGCTCAAATAATAATCCTTTCAGTTCTTCTTTTGCTTTTTCCCAAAGTTTTGCTTCTACAAAAACCATAATTTTACAGCGAGGAGCTACTAGTCTTAGACTCATTATAGAATATCTAAGATAAGTGAGATATATCTCACTGCCATACACTGTGTATAAAAAACAATGATTGTATGGTTTGTCCCATAAAAACTGAACTATAGGCGTATTTTTTATCGCCTCTTTATGTTTTTCTTGTAGTAGTATTTCATCATGTAAAATAGTCTT